ACCTTATCCCCTGCACAAAACGGTACTAAACTTATAGTGAATCCGCTCTCTACAACTTTATTAATTACATGAGTAGCATATTCAACCATCTTAGGGGTGTCCTCATGCCCCACTTCTCTTACACAAATAGCGCAATGTTTTTTACTTCTATTAAATGTTATATTGCTATCGCTTGTAATATCTATTGCCATATCAGTCATTGCTGTTGCTTTTGCACCTAAATATTCTGCATTTTTAATAGAATCTTGGTCTCTTACGTATATTAAATCACAAGATTTCAAAACACAACTTGCCAAATCTTTTATGCTATCTTGTATCCAAGCATCGTTTAAACTCATACTCATCATTACTATTTTTGCTTTATGTAATTTTGCAAATCCTAATAAATTCCAACCAAATCCAATTCCTAAATCTCCACCACCTATTACAAATAAGTCTGTTTTGACTAATTTGCCTCGGTCTAATGCTGATACGTAATATACATCTTCCATCCTCCAAGTTCCAAATTTATTAGCTCCCACATAGATTATGCTATCAGGAAGTCTATACCTTATATTCTTAACAAAATTCCTAAGCATTGCCTCATCGCCACTATTTCCTGCTCCATAAAACCCTGTAATCATTACAACTGGTCTGTCACCTTTCATACATCTCTCCTTTTTTAGTTTTTAATTTTGAATATTATATTAAAACTAATAACAAATCAAAAACTAAATAGACTTATTTATTAAAAATCTTATAATATTCCCAAGTTTGGTCTGCTACTATAGGCCAAGAGGTTGCTTGTGTGTATTTTAAACAATTCTCAGATAATTGCTGTCTTAAATTACCATCATTTAATAATTTTCGTAACTGATCTGTCATACCTTGAACATCTCTAATCTCATATTTTAAGCTTCTCGTTTCGTCTAAATCAGATAATATTCTTGCTCTTGAGGATATTGAAGGAAGGCCATAGCTCATTACAAGATGACTCATGCCGGAAATTGAATCTTGAGTGTCATAATAATTTTCTATTACTACATCAGAGGCACCAGCGTACCAATCAAGCTCTGATTCTTCTATATATTTTGGGATAATTCTAATCTTATCAAATGCGTCTATTGTAGCAACTCGCTTATAGAGCTTTAAACAATATTCTAAATTAGCAAAATGCTTTCCATGTACAATCGGAAAACCTACTATGATAAGTAATATATTGTTATCAAATTCTTCTTCTAATCTTATCACTGTTGAAACATTATCCATTGCCCCCTTAGTAGGAGTGATAAACCCCATAGTAAGGCAAACAATTTTATCTTGTGGAATTGATAAGTATTTTCTTGCTTCTTCTTTTGGTTTTTTAGTTCTTAAAACAGAAGCATGTGGGAGCACTACGGTCTTTCCCAAAACACCTAAATCCCCTTTGAATTGTTCGTGATGAACTATAAATATGTCTACATAAGGAGCGCATCTTGTGATATTGATATTGCGACTTTTATCTAAAAATATTGTATGTAGTGTTATTAATATTCCGATATCATGAGATTTTAACTCTTTTAGCATTTCTAAAAAAGCTTGATGATTTTGAAACAGCCCAAATTCATGTTGGAAATGAACACACTGGACACCACTTTTAATTATTTCCTGCGTAAGTTGCTTTAAATCGTCTACTCCTCTGTCCCAACATCTTATAATAGGATGTTTTAAACAACTTTTTGTGTCTGACATAACTCCCAAATTGTTTCCAAAAATTATCACTTCATCTTCTGGGAATTGTTCTACTAAATGTTCTGTGTATGTACTAATCCCGCATTGACAATTCATCGTACTTACTATTCCTATTTTCATTTTAATTCTCCTTTTTATTTGTATTTTTTTTTAAAAAGCTAAATCTAAAGCTACCCTTCCCCAAGTGTTATCTGCCACACATTGATATAAATACCAAATTCCACCATCTTGACCATAAGTTAACTCGCCTTGTACTCCTGCACTTGCTGATGTTAAAATGGCTTCCTCTCTCATTCTTATTCCACCAATAGTTACATCGATATATCCAGCTACTATAATATTCCCATCAGCTGTAATGGTTACTCCATACCCGCCATAACCATAACCGCCACCAATATATAAAGCCCCTGTTATATAGCCACTACCACCAAGGTAGAAATCTTGATTAATTATTATATCATAAATAACAGTTATATAATCAAATATTCCTAGTCTTTCACCGGATAAAGCTTCGTCTATTAACTCCGAAAGTCTAACCTTATAAGCCCAAGGAGTGTATTTATCTAATAAATCTATTTGATATGGTGTTAAGCATACATAATCATAATTACTAGCCATTTGGTTGCTCCTTTTATTTCGTTAAACTTGCCAATATACATATTCCTAATAAAACAAATGGAATAAATCTTGTAATTAAATCAGATTTAAAATCTAAAAATTGAGAATTAGCCTCTGTTTTGTTTAATATCCTTTTTAAGTGCCCATCAATAATAAGTTCTTTATAAAAAATTTGAACAATAAGGCCTAAATTCATAAATAAAAAATATTTTGAGATAACTAAAGATAAAATATTTATAAAAAGCCCCCAAGTTAAATAAAAACTTATATGATAATAAGCGTCTTCACAGTTAAAATTTGTAACTTCAGGATATCTTTCTTTAAGTGTTTTACTTATTTTATATGCTAATTTAAACAAAATCTTTGTCATTAAAACCTCTTTAATACATTATAACAATTAATCCTTCACCTCCAGCGCCCCCATCCCCAGGACTATGACCATCACCAGTAGGCGATCCTGCCCCTCCACCGCCTCCACCGCCAGCCCCCCAACCCCCTGTTCCTGGAACTTGAGTTGCACCTGATGTTTGATGCCCATTAGAGCCACGATGGATTGCCGTAAAATGAGAAGCTTCGCCAGAGCCACCATTCCCCCCACTAAAAGGGGCAACCCCATTTTCCCCATAACATTCATAATAAGAATTTTGTTCCTCTAAATTATTTATATATGTTAAAGAATAAATAAAGCCCCCTAGAATACCAATTCCAGCGCCACCATTTGCGCCACCCCCATTACCGCCTCCACCCCCATTACCACCGCCTTGAAATAATCCACCAAAACTTGTTGTTCCGCCAAGTCCACCAGCAACACCAGCTGAACCAGGGATTACCCCAGCAGCGCCAGCAGCGCCACCGGCACCAATCGAATAAGCAATAGCCAATCCAGGAGTTACACTTATATTTCTCCAATAGAATTTATGTAGAAAAGCACCGCCTCCACCACCTCCATTACAACTATTCCCATCATTACCGCCTCCACCTCCACCGCCTCCACCGCCAATTAAACAAACTTTTATAGAATAAACTCTTGCTGGAACAACCCAATTCCCTGCTCCAGTAATAATACTAGTAATTGCACCTCCAGTAGGAGTTACAACTAAAGAATCCACATATCCTTTTGTTGTTAAAGTTAAAGCGTTATCAGGCGCAACTGTTGCAATACCACGAACCTTGCCCGTAAAAGCTCTAGTCCCATCTATTAGCGAAAATGCTGATTCTAATAGACTTCCTAAATATTGAGAATTCAAATTGGTGTTTAAAACACCATTACTAACAGGAATATTTCCAGTAGCATTGCCCGCTTGATACCCGTCATGTAAATCGGCATTTAAGTTGCCTACTAATGTTGTTGAAACTACAGTAAATGGAGGAGAGCCAATTGCCTGTTGAAATGCTGGCTGACATCCATTTTGAAATGTTACAGAACTACCACTTGCAAAGGTGGCCGCACTGCCAGCTTGCCAAGTTAATGTACCATAAATACTATCACCATTAATTCTATCAGTAAACGTATAGCCTAATGTTGCTATGGCTTGTGTTAAGCTATCAGTATTACCAATAGTGTGAATAACACTTGGGAATACCAATGTATTATAATCAGGTGCTGATGTTGCTTCATTTGGTGCACCTTGATATGCTAAATTCTGTGTAGTTAGTGGAGTAGTAAGTTGTCCACTCTCGCCATCATCCAATCTCAACATATTAATTCTCCTTTATTATTCTATACCTACATAAGCAGTATTAGCAATTCGTCTTGCTATTATAAATCTATCTACTGCTGGAGTGTACGCCGCTGAAGCTACCACCGTAACAGGTAAATTGGCTGAAGCCGTTCTATCTACATCAACATAAGCAACGTCTCCAGCATTAACTAACACTATTGGAGACGACACTGCAAATTGAATTGCATTTATAAAAGCTGTCCCTGGAATTAAAATTGTAGCATCTGCTGTAAACGATAAACTTGTAGTCCCTAAATTCCAACCCCAAATTCCACCACCTGTTAAGCAAATATCTAAACTTGATAATGTGCTTGGTGTTGGTGCATACCAAACTGCTCCAAGCCCTGTAGCTGTTCCCCATTTCATTTCTTTTATCACTGAAGTAATAGCGTCAAAGGCTTCTTTTAAATTAACAAGTTGCTTATCTCCCCCTGTAAATATTGCAGGAGTAGCCCCTGTAATTCCAGGTTCTGTTCTACCAGAAGTCCAAGGATAAATATTGTCTAAATCTGGAGTAGCCCCACCCTCGCCTAATCTAAAAAGCAATTGCCTATTGTCTGTAAAACTTGTTATTGCTCCAGCAGCGGCAAGTGTAGTACAAAGATGAATAACATTCCCACCAACGGGAAATCCTCCATTATTGCTCTGTAATGTAACAATCAATCTCTGCTCTGTATTAACTGCTTGGTTAAACTCCGCCCCAGCCCCACTCATTAAAGATGGGTCCCAAAAAGTTCTAACTTCGTTTTGCCCATCTACTGTATCTAATTCTAACCACCAATAAGTAAGAGCCCCATCAGTAGCCACACCTGATAATGCTGGTTCCGCTGAAAGAGCATAATATAAAGAACCGTTATGTTGCCCATGAATTACTACCGAATTAGCCACTGCCACTTGAATTGTTAATGGACCAGTCTGACTAACCGTAAACCCTCTTATAATATAAGTATTTAATCCAGTGACCAAACCTTGTTGCATTAATTGAAAATCTTCTTCTGTAAAATCTTGAAGAGAATTAAAATCTGGGAGATCTAGCCTTTCTTGTGAATATGCTAAAAGTTTTACTTGCTGTGACATAATATCTCCTTATCGACATTTTCTATTTCTTTTTTTCTTGCTATTGTATTATTCTCCGTTGTATCTATAATTTCTCTTGTAAAACTATCTATTCCATAACTCTTTATTGCATCTCTGATTCCTCTTCCACTACCATAATAATTACTACTTAAAAACAAATATGGTGCAATTTGACGCTTGCCTACATATATTTTCCCACTAATTTTATTCGTTATTTTATAAATAACTCCCATTAATTCTAACTCCTTATTAACTATCTATTATAAAATAAAAATATTAAAATTTTTATTGTATTCATCATTTTTATTTATTCATCAATCAAATACCACCTCACAATTATTCCTGCGGCCTTAAGAAGCAATATAAATTGTGCAACTAATTCTTGCGCCACTTCTGTATCTGTAAAAAATATAGGATAATCATCTCCTGTAATTACTGGAACTACTGGGGTGTTTGTACAATAATGAACCTGAGACCCAGGTGCATGTGTATATTGAAACATATGTGTTGCGTCTAATAACAACTGAGTGTTAGAAGGCCTTAATCGATATCTTACCACCTCTTGTGTTGATAAACCAAAATCAAACACTACATATCCGCCACCTCCAGGGAATTGCGAACTATTTATTACATTTATCACCCCGTAAGTAATCCCTGCTGTAAGAATTTGATTCGTTGTTGTTTGAGTAGAACTTAAACCAACACTCGTACCACTCGGTACATCATAAAAAAATGAACCAGGCCAATATGGATTAGCACTATCTATTATTGGCCTACTATCTATTATCGTTGCATCTGGATGGAATCTATGCGACCATTTTAATGTGTCTAAGTTAAATATAATCTTTTTAGGTATTCTCACGACTAACTCGTTGGGGTTTAATTCATGTAAACTTACCTTTGTATCTTGATGTTTATCTGTATCGAACCCTAAAGCTACATTAGCTGTACCCCCTGTTATTTGAACCGAACCTGCTAATCCAAAAGTATTTGTACTTATTTTAACAGTAGTATCTCCGCTAATAGCATCAAAAAAAGTATAAGCTACTACATAATCTGGCAACCAAGCATTTATTCTCGCTACTACCTCTGCCGCTGTTGCTGCTCCTGGAACTGCAAAATCTTCAGCTAAAAATGTCACCCCGATAATATTAGTTTCGTCCACTACTAATGTTAAATTTTCCCCACCAATAAGATTAAATGGCTCTCCCACACTTGTTGTAGTAGAATGTAAATATTCTGTAGTCCAAAGCAATTCCAAACATTTATAAATCGAATGTTTAACCTGTTTCGGCCAAAACGATAATACAGGAATAAGCTCCCTAAACTTAGCATCAATAAAATGAATTAATGTAGGTCTTTGTACATCTAAATTACTTGCCAGATAATCCAAATAAATATTAACTGCTGTTTTTATAAATATTTGCTCTCTAGCATTATCTATTGAAACAGAAGCCGCATCGTCTTCTTGACCAATAGCCGTTAATAGCCCAAGCATAATAGGGTTGCTTGCTGGCTTATAAAAACTCGGTATAAATCTTTGAAGTCTTTCTAGTCTATTCATAAAACAGCCCCTATATTTTTTAAATCTCGAAAAGATATAATTTGAAATTTTAAATTAGGATTACTTTTTCTTATATCTTCGAATTTTGTTTGACTATTATTTATTAACCAATCATTTTTTACATCAATGTACACGTTTTCCTTTATTAAATAAAAATCAGGATAATATTTTCTTTTTCTATTATATTCATGGCTGAAATACTCAACACCACTAGGATGACAAATAAAAGAAATATTATTAGAATCTAACCATTTTATATAAGCATATTCATAACTTCCTTGAACTTTATATTCTTTCCCCTTTTTATTTCTATACTTTTTCCATCTTATTCCTATTGGGTGTGTTTGGTTATAATTACAAAAACTATTTAAAGGATAACAATTTTCTTTAGACCTTAATTTTTTAATATGACAATTTTCACACTTTTTAGCATAAACACTTTTTTCCCTCCCACAAACACATTTTTTCCCCTTTATATAGACTCCCCCCTTCCAATTACTATTTTTATTTTTAACTCTAGGATTCTTTTTTTTAGTTTCGCTTATATACTTATAAGAACATTTTCTGCAATGTTTTGCACTAAAACTTTTTTTTCCATCACAATCGGGACATATTAATTTTAATTTTGTAAGCCCACCTTGCCATGCTGGATTATTTTCTCCTTGATGCCCTTTAATACTTGAATGATTGTTTTTATTTAATCCTTTATTCCAAGGAATCCTACCTTTAGTAGACAAACTAATTTTTAAAGAAATTTCTTCTTGTTTACATTCTCTACAAAAAGGATGTTTTTGGGAATAAGATTCTTCTGCTGTTTTCCCATTTAACCTAATTTTACCACATTTTTTGCATATTACTATTGGCATAAAATTATCCACATATTATATCATCCTCAAGCACTCTAGCCAACTCGTTGGCTTCTATACTAATATTCACCGTAGGAACAAGGATTAAACAATCTGTAATTCCTTCAATATCCATAACTGCTGCTATTATCTTACTTAAGACAGCATCCTGTCCTACTCCTAAATTATTTATATATGTGCTAACAGCTGATTTAACATCGTTAGACACCAAGTTAAGAGTGACTCCAGCTGATGTACTAATATCCAATTGTAAACCTTCAACATAATGAACTACTGGAGCTTTTATTTCTATTTGCACCCCTGCTGCTTTTACTCCTGGATAATTAACAACATCTGTATCTTTACCGTCTATTATCCACTGACATTTTTGCACTAAACCAGTATAATATTTATAACCATCAACTCCTTCAGAAGGAATTAATGTAAATTCAAATTGATTCCTATCTTCTAAAAACGCACCATTAGTTGTAAAATACATACTGACATCTGTTCCGGCCCCATCTACAGATACCGTAACAATTGTACCTGCTATATCTGTAATAGTTACGTCGGCAGGTCCACTAAAACCATCATCATTTATAACTAATGGCAATCCAATACTTAAACCTTCTGTTGAACTTACAGTAAAATGGCCTAAAATATCCCCATCTGTAAGTAATGGAATTGTAAAATTATTCGCTGAACCTCCAGCACATCTTACGCTCCCTGCTGTTCCTCTTGTCTTGGTTGATATTTGAACATGCCTACCATTACTGCTTTGTTCAACATAACAATATGTTGTTAAATTTGTAAAATTACTATTATTAAATAATCCTACTACATTGGCGCAAGTAATAGGAACTATGTCATATAAATCACCAGGTACAGGCGGAACTGGCCATGCAACTCCTACCGATATTAACCCAGTTAAAGGGTCATAATCTGTAATATTCCTAATTTGATTTCTTAAAGCAACTGTAGGGGTTGTGCTTCTAAATTTAATCCTCATGCCAATAAAAAACTCATCAATAGTATAAAGAGGCATTAATGCTGTATCTCTAAAATCACTTGCATCTATAGCATTTGTTACCGTACCACCAACTTGCATAGTAATATCTAATGTTTTGTATGTTGCATCGTTATCTATAATTAGTAATAAATGTTGACCTGTTCCAAAAGTAAAATCCTCTCCATTATCACTTTCTATATAACCATAATTACTTTCTTGAGCTTCTCCCAATATTCCCGATTCAATCCCCAACCCTGTAATAGCTGTAGTCATTGTACTTGCTGGATGAATATAAATCGCCCCATCATCAACTTGAGTATTACTTTGTATTCTTAAATATCTGTTTAAGTTTTTTTGTTTTCCATAAAAACTAATGCCTTCAAAATGAGGTGTAATTATCGGGTCTATTTGATCTGCGGTATAAAAACCAGCATCAGCTAATGCCGCTGTCCAAATTTGTACTATTTCATAAGTATCTGCTACTTGGGGAATTACCGGAAACGCTGCTGTTGTAATTTGTCCTGTTGTAGCATCATAAGCTGAAATTAATCTAGCCACTCCCTGTAAGGCTGCTGTTCCCGTTGTATTTGTAAATCTCACATATTTATTTACAAAATAATTATCTATCGTATAATCTGCTATTAAAGAAGCGTCTACAAAATTACTAGCGTCTACAAGACCACTTACTGCACTATTTACAATATCGTCTGCTTGTAATATTAAAATCGAACCATTTACAATTTCATAAGGAGTAGGGGATAATAAAACATTCTCCGCGAATTCAGATTCTAAATATGCTCCGGTATTATCGCTCCCTACTGTTATTTCATCTTCGGCATCTAAAACAGTTTCCAATTCAATTTGGCCATTATATTTGTTTAAAGCATAATCTCTAGCTGACCCCGATTGAATAGTTATTGGAAATTGCAATATTGCATTTGCCGTATCAAGCCCTATACCTGGAATTTGAATTGCAGAACTCCCAGGAACAGGATTCGTTGATGTAATTCTTATGAAATTACTAGTAGAAGTTGTTACTACCGTTGCAATCGCTCCAACTATTTGAGTATTTATTGTTGCAGCTATTTGTTCAGCTGTAGTCTCTATTGTAAAATCTATGGTTTGTGGATTTACAATTACATTGTCTACTATTAATATTAATACAGCTAATGGCGGCAAAGCATAACCACCAGGAGGTTCTGCTATAGATGTTGCAAATCCATTTACACCATCTTTTCTCATTAAGACATCGTTTTTATAAAGCTTTAACGTATGAATATCCACACCTTGCTTAAATCCCAATGCTACATTAGCGTCCCCACCTACTACTTGGATTTCTTCGTTAACATTGACTTTTGCTTCTATAGCTACTTTAGTTCTATTCTCTGCGGTTCTTGCCTCTATGGTTGTCATATTATTATTCATAGCTTTTACAACTTCTTCAGCGGTAGCAGCTCCTGGAACTTCAAACATATCAGCTCCACCAAAAGTCATTATTTCCGGCACACCACTTACATTAACTATTAAATGATCTCCCGCTGTAATTCCAAAAGGTTCTTCATTAAGAGTTACTAATGTTGCTTTCATTACTGGTGTTTTATCTGTATCTAATTGTAAAAATTTCTCTCCACCTTCTGCAACTTCTATTAAATCTTGATAAGCTTCTGATTCAAACCAAGGTTCTAATCCGTTACCATCATCTATATAAAGAAAGTTTAATTCGTTCAAAGTAGTGGCTTCTACAAACCTCGATGATACCACCTTATTGTTTTGAGTTGGAGAAACCACATCATTAGCTGCTGTTACTAAGGATACGATTGTTCCCCTACTTAAACTCTGAATATGACCTCTAATTCTTTCTCTTAATTCAGAATCCGTTTCTATATCTCTACCACTTGTAAACGAACCAGGATTCGTTACTTCTGCTGTAGCAAACGGCAAACTACTAAAGTCTCGTATTGCTCCTATATTAATATTCCCAACCGTGCCCGTCTCTGAACAAATAACTAAATTATTTAAAATTTCTTCTTCGCCATCTAAAATAATTGTATCTGTTTGTAACACATAGTTTATTTGGTTGCTTAAATCAGATTCTGGAGCATAAACTATTGTACCTGCGGGGATTAATCTATCTCCACCTTGAGCATAAATTACTGTCTCATCCGTTCCATGATCTTTTGTAAGCGGAGCCGCTAAGTTTAGCCTATAGTATGTTCCCATATTAGTTATAGAAGCATACGGAACTGTCTCAACATTATTAGTACCTCTGCCTACAATAGCGTTACCACCTACCGCACTAAATCCAGTAGAGTCGGTAATGTTTACAATAACACTTCCAGCACTAGGGCCTAACAATCCAGTATAAATTGTCGTTTGTACTTTACTAAAAGCACTATCACTAAATGAGACATACGATGAAGATGAGTTTGCGATTAATCTTACTAATCCATATTCATACGCTCTGTCATCTAAATCATCACCAGTTACCGTATCTAAATTAAAAGCCCTTATAATATTAAGCATTTGGATATAAGTGTTAGCGTCTTCTGTTGATATTGCCTCCAATAAAGTAATCAACACAGACCCTGGATTAACATCAGTTAAAGGAGTGTTTGCCCCTACTGCTGCTATTAAATCACTTAATATTTCCTGAACGGATTTAAGACTAAATTCAGCCATATATATTCTCCTTACTTAACATTCATTTGCAATGGCACAGGTTTATTATAACTCTTCATCATAACCTTTAAATTCAACCTAACTGTGCTTTCTACTCTTTCTACGTCTATACTTTCTAAAGATACAAAACGCTTATCTGAAAGAACACTACTTTCTATCATCTCAACTATTTCTTCAGCGGTATAAACCATTTTTTGACCAACTTGAGCATCTACACCAATTTCAGGATGATATAATAAAGCTTCTTTTTTTAACTCTAACTTTATCTTTACTGCTTGTCCTGCGTTACCTAACCCGCCCAACAAATCTAAATCTAAAGTAGATTCGTTATATGCAATATCGTGATTGTTAGTTAATTGAAAGTCTACCCCTAAATTTCTTTCGAACAAATTTAAACTTTCTGTGATTTTACTATCCCCTTTTCTTAATACCGGCTGATTATCAGCTTTACCATAAAGAGGAATTAAAATAGTGTCGCCCGATGATTTTGTATTTTTACCAGCAATCACTGTCTCTGATAAATATGGAGGGTCTAAATTATTCAACAACACTATTTGATACCAAAGGTACGCTTGCCCACCCATCTCCCTATAAGCAATTCTTTCTAATGTATCTTCATATTGAATAGTTACTTCTTCTATAGAAGTAGGCTCTTTAAATTCTAAGACACCCCCAAAAGCTTCCATTAACGATTTATTAGAAGTGATTCTCTTGTCTTGCACTTCTTTACTATTAATCACTAATGCTTGATCTAAATCTGTGGAATAGCTACTTGTTATGCCTGAGTTAGCCGCTGGACTAAAATCAATATTTGATGACAATATCTTATCTAAAGTAGAAACTGTTAACGATAACCCCTCTAAAGTCTTACCATCTTGTAATACAAAAACTTTCCTATCTGAAACAGGTGTCCTATTATAAGTTGTATTGTATCGAGTGTCTCCTTTGCCTATTAAATCTATAAAATTATCTCTAACATTTAATGCTGATACCCTTGCTTGTTCATAAAAAGATTTTGGTAAAGATGAAATAGTCGTTTTAGCATAAGCCATAGATTGAAAAACCGAAGCTATTTTATCTATGGGATTTAATAGCGTAGACGCTATTTGATTGTTAATTCTCTTCAATGTTTCTGCGCTATTATGAATTATCTCCGAAGCCTGTTGAATCTTATCAGCCACATAATCTATATGATTTTCTACATTATCAATAACTTCTAAAGCATTATCTAAAACAGAAATTCCTGTTTTTGTATATTCGGAAGCTTCACCAACTATAACCAATTGAATAGAATAATCATACAAGAAAGACCTATTTGCTGATCTTCTTAATGTTATTCCAGGCCCCATTGGCTCTACATACCAATGTTCATTGTCTTTTTTATTCCTAAAAATTAACCGTAAAGAATTATATTTAGGGTCTTTTTTAGCTTCTGCATAACTTCTAAAATAATTTCTTAAAAGTTGAAACTCTTCGTATCCTGATCTTGGCTTATTAAGTGGTCGAAGCCCTGTAGTCCCTGAAATTGTAAGCTGCTTAACCACAAACCCTTGATGCTCTGCAATCACCCCTGTTTGACAAGGAGTCACTGTTATCCCAAAATTCTCAGACTGCTGTAAATCTTGAGGATTAATTTGCAAATTAAACTTGCTAAAAGCAGAACTGCCTTCCACTTCAAATGAATACCCTAAATCGTATTTCCAATTCTTACTCTTAACATTATTAAGAGCATAAGCAATTCCTTCGGTAAGATATTGTTTCCCATCCAAAGGAGTGTTAAACAATCCTGTGGCATCGTTATAAAGGCCATACCCTTCACTTATTAAAGATGATAAACTCATAATATCCTCAACGCTCTTGCTAGTTCTCGTGTAGTATACGTTATCGGAACTGCAATATTTAATGTTAATATGTTACCACTTACGTTTTGTATTACAGCTAATACTTCAGCTACATCTTCTGATATTATATAAATATTGTCCCCAAGATTAAACCCTGTAGAATCTTCTATCTCAAGTTGAATAGTTTCGTCTCCGTTACTTACGAATTTACTCGCTATCATTGCTATTTGATATTGAGCTAAACAAGCCGTATTATTATCCAAAATTGTTTGAATAGTTCCCTCACCTTGAGTAGCCCTATATGATTTCGAATACGTGCCAAAAGCTCTGCTAATTCTTACATTAATAAAGAAATATCTTTGATAATAAACACAAGTAGTGTCACCAGCTGCCGCTGCAAATGTTCCGTCACCGTTATCTACAACTCCCCCTAATGCCGTTATTATCTGACCTCCCCAAGTAGCAGTATCATTAGGGTCAACTATTGTTATCCTAACTGTTATTCTAGCATCTCTTGCGGCTGTTAGTGCTAATATAGCTGCTAAAGGTACATCATCATATCTACCACCAACACCAACATCAGGCAATAATCCCCAAGTGGCAATTGCTATTTGAGCGTTATTACAATCTCCAATTTCAGCTGCATTATTCACTACTGGAACTACTCTAGGGTCATCATTTGCGGCTAATTGTGTGAGCTGATCTGTTAACAATCCGTCCCAAACCGTTAGAATTAAAGTAGTTAAAGAATTCGCCCCTACAGTAGTTAAGCTATTTAATATGTTTTGAAATGCTGGAACAGTTGCTACTAATGTCTGTCTCTCTGCTTGAGTAAATCCTGCTAATACTTCCCCAACTCCACTAGCTCCAGGCAACGCTATATCAGGAGCACAAATTTCAAATACGTTTAAGCTCAAGCCTACAATTGCTGTAATTAAAAATACAGCGGATGTTCCACCACCTGCAACAACGATATATTGACCAGCAACAAACCCTACTGTTGCTGCCACTATCAAGACACCAGCTCCTGGAACATAAGGGGCTGTTGTGTTTGTAGCAGCTCCACCAAAATTAAATCCGTTCTGTAATATATCTACAATTTGATCTATACCATTTCCAGTATTATCCGCTCCTAATGGAGGATTATTTATAGTACCTCTTTCAAAAGGTATTACAGGATGGGTTGTATTGTTGCCATTAACTTCTGGAACTATCATAGGAATAGAATACATATTATATGGTGGAACAGTTGGAAAAAACATATTTCCAGCCGCTTGTTGTCCACCTGATTGTATGTCTGCTTCTAAAATAGTTCCGCATTGCACACCTAATTTCAAAGCTATTTCGTTCTCATATCTATCTGTTAAATTAGAATAGTTCTCATAAAAAGCCCTATTGCCGTCATCAACTGCTAGAAATGTTGCAGCTGCATCGTTCATATTGGTAATAGCTTGACCAAAGGCAGTATTCTCTACTGGAATTTTCACTATTCTTCGAGAGATAGATTTTCTAGTTGTAACATCAAAAGTTATAGCCATTGATTATCCTTTTTTACTTACAAAGCCCATTTCAATGTAATTAACATTATGAGCTCCTTTTCGATATTTAGTCTTTACATTATATAATTTCGAAATATCTTCCAAAACTAATTCTTTCGTATCACTATCTTTCTTAGCCTCTTTGCATTTTTCTAACTTAGGCATTATTGTAGCGATTATATCAAATTCTTCTTTTGTTATAGCTACCCTTTTGATTTCTTTGCCTTCTATATCTTTCACCACTATTAAAATAAATTCATCTTTTTTCATTATTACCCTCCAATTAATACAGTAGAACTACCCACCCCTACCCAAGCATTTATCGGCCTACCCTCTCCATCCGTTCCAAATACTTGATCATTCATTCGAGCCGCTTGCATCCCACCACCACCTAAATTAACTAACGCCCCATTTATATCACAGCTTCCACCTGCCGATAAATTGACATTCCCTGATACGGATAAATCCCAATTACCGCCACTACCAAATTCTACTCCACCTGCTCCACCACTTAATGTAAGTTTCTTATTAGTTTTATCTATCGCAATTCCTGTGCCATCCGCATCTTGAATTGTGATATTTCCCGTTTTCCCAAAAGTTATAGTAGAACCTGCTGCTTGTTCGTCTGTTGGTTGCCCTTGATTATTTTTAGGCCCACCACCAAAACTTACCTCTAACTCACCATCTCTATTAATCCGGAAAACAACCCCGTTATACTCCCACTTAACCCTCTGGCCTTCTGCTCTTGTAGCTCCATCTGCTGATTTTGGGTGTTTTAGTGTCCCTAATATAACCGGAGCTTCATTAAGCCCATTCAATCTAGCAAGTAAAACTATTTCCCCGCCTGTTTTTGCATATGGTTTTGGCTTCCTCCCCGCTTTATCTTCATTAGTAAGCCCCTTATAAATCTTCTCCCCACTATCATATTGCCCGCCAGATAACGAAGTTGATATCGCATTAAATGCCCTCTTACCAATATCCCGACCACTTAAAATAGTGCAATTATATTGCACTTGTTTATTCTCTAAACCAAAAGTAGTATTCTTAGGATCATCAGTATAAAGAACATCATCAACCCTAGCTTTTACTATCTCATAATTTCTATTCTTTCTTTCGTAAAAAGTCTTCTTACGAGCAACCCCGAAATTACTACTTATGATTGAACCATCTGATAAATGATGAGCCATATGTCCTTCTTTATGGTGCTTTCTTTACTGTTGTTAATCCAATTGAACCCTGATATCCTGCCATATCATAATAAAATTTTTCAGCACCATCTTTAATATACACACCTCTTGTCAAAGTTAAATGCTGTGTCCATAAATTCCCAAATGTCCAATTATCTGAATACCCCTCTATATAAAAACTTCTCTTTACACTTCCGGTATCATCATAATTAATCATAGGCCCCGACACCACATCTAACCTTTTACCAAGCCGAACATCTTTTCTTCCAGAAATAACAATAGTGCCACTCTGTAAATAAGGATTATCTTGAAACCAATGTTTTATAATCTTATTCCAAGACGTTAATAACTGATTATTTATCTGTCCACCGCTGGTTATCGTTAAATACGGTGTGGATAATTTATAAATACTCAATCCATACCTTTTACATTCTGCTGCATTTATCCAAGGGAATTCAGGAGCGACCACTGTTGCTGAAATAGCTGAAGATGCCGGATCTTTATCTAAAAACTCTGATGCCAGAAAGAACATTGTTCTTCTATCGTGTTCATTTACACCCACTGAGCTTGCTAAGATATCTTGTCCTCCAATTTGAACAACGTCTAAATCTAAAAAATATCCAATATTACTTAAAAGTGCATCAGAATAATTCTTAAAAGTAAAAGGAATCATCCTTAAATATATACTAGGTTTTTCGTCTTCATCTAATTCTACAAATAATTCGTTTATAGGGAAATTGCTATATTCTTTTAACATAGACCATAATGACCCCTGAATATCTAAATTCTTAATTAAACATCTGCCATCTAACCCCTTTTGAATGTTTTTTAGATTTAAAATATCAAAAAACCTATTATCGGTTCCGCCATAACCACCAAATTTTTGTGCCAATTCGCTAGGCAAGAACCATTGCTTCAATCCCTGTTGCCCTTCAAAACCCCCAAAAGCATCTATTTGCTTGCTTAAAAAAACTTGCAATAATGTCTTTATTGCCTCATCAGGAGATACATCTAATAATGCTAAAATATTCTTTAAAACCACTTCATTAAAATCTGCTGTGCCTATCCAAGGGTTGATAAATATAAAATATTTATCCAATACTTTGCCAAAATCTTGCCCACTAACTGTATACCTTACTGTTCTCGCTCCTGTCTCTGCTGAAATATCATCTGAAAAGTTAACAGAATCTACATTACCAAAACATCTTAAATGATACTTATCTGTCTGCCCATTTGTTAAATAAATTAGAATCCAATCTCCTGGGGCAATCTCTGAAAACCAATTCTCTGTAGGCAAAAATGTCAATGTAAAATATCCAGAAGCGATATTATTTGCCTTTGTATAATTAAAAGCTATAACAGGGTTACTCTCAGAATTATGGTCATAAACAGTATGTTTAACTTGCATTAACCCTTCTAAAAAATAATCCTTTTCTGGGTTTTGAACATTATAATGGAATATCTCAACCTTACATTTTGAACTATAAGATTTATATGTATTCTTTGGCATCTTCTGATGCTCAAACAATGGATTGTCTATTTTTATATCACCTAATGACATTTTTACTCCAAATATGAATCTAATTGATCTGGCCTAATTGTGCCCCCATTCCACATCGCGGGGTCTTTGCCAAAACCACTCCCTAAACTTAACCATAATCCTTGATATCTTGAAGGATTAACCAACCTTCCCCCTCTACTAACTTCTGTATGTAAATGTGGCCCCGTACTAGGCCCTTCACTCCCTGAAGCCGCCCCACCACTAAGCCCTAACACTTGTTCAGGTGTAACTATATCCCCCTGTTTAACTGCAACTTTTGATAAATGCTTAAATGTTATATCAAAACCATAAGGGTCTTTTACTCCTACAGAATGTGGCCCTACACTTGAAACTCTACCCTGGAATGGTACACTAACAGGGCTACCGTACCCCATTTTTACATCCCACCCCGAATGAAAAGAACTAGCGCCTGCTGTTGGAGGAATTCTAGGTCCAAATTGAGAACTAAGCCCACTGCCTAACCCTAAAAATGTTCCAGCACCACCACTTTGCGCTCTTTCCATCCCATAAGCACCTCGCTTAAAAAAATTCTTTATTGCTCCAAAATAACCAACATCCGCAATATCATCACCCACCCCTCCAGTTATTTGAGATAATTCTTTCTGAGCTTTTGTACCATATCTTTTTATTAAACCAGGAACTCCTAATGGGGTAAAATTAATTAATTTTACAAATGGCAAAACAAGCCCCTCTATTGTTAATAATGATTCTTTAATAGAAGTGATAGCTGGATAAAGTTCTCTTCCTAATCTAACTTGATTCATCTCATTTAATGCTTTAACAACTGCTCCTTGTCCGGTTAAACTATCTTTAATTGCCGTTAAATTATCCTTCTCTCCTTCCATCAATTTTCCTAATTTATCCTTACTCTCTTCGTCTGTCATTTGGAATTGAGGATTCGTTAGATTCGAAATTAACCCTTCAGCTGCTATTGGACTTATCCCCAACTTTTTAGACCAAACACCAATCCCCTTGCCCCTTAATCCGCCCCCCATCTGTTGAGTTGATTGAGCAAAATTTCTTAATGTCCCCAATGCTCCGCCACCACCCTGATACGCCCCATACAACTGACTTAAATATTGAAAACCAGAAGTATTTGCCGCTGCTGATCCTGGAGCCGCCTGTATTAATTCACTTAAAGAACTTGGTGGGGTTAATCCAGAAGTTGTCATCATCATTAAATCCTCTGGAGTTACATTCATTCCACCTTGTTGTAAAGTCTGTTTCATTGACCTCAGCATTAACATTCCCATGCCACCTTGAGGATTTTGCAATATTTGATTAAACCCACGCACTGCATTAGCACTTACTTGTGGAGTAACCGCTCCACCTGTTCTAGTTAAAGTAGACATTAATGTTGATATTTGTGTGACTGAAGATCCCGCATATTTACCAACTGTTTCTTCCATTAAACTAGCAGTAGTTTGTAAATATTCTCCAATTCTACCTCTTTCTAGTCTTGTTGCTAATGCGTCTGCATAAACTTGTGCTTGTTGCTTAACTAAATTTTGCCCTCTTCCTCCGGCCTGAGTTCCAATTGCTGAAAATCTTGTTAGAACATCTGTACCAACTCCAGTCCCCCTACTCATTTCTTGTATATTTTGTAACAGTGCAGGGTTCATTTTACCTGTACCAGTTAATATGCCCTGCATTGTTTGAGCTGTTTCCGTAGGGCCATAACCTAATGCTGCCCCCTTACCCATTGCTCCCCAATTTAATTTAGCCCCCATACCTTGCATTCTTAATATATGAGGGGCCAACTGTTCGTAAGCACCATACCCCCCAAACACTCTCATTACTCCTGCTGCTGCTACGCCTGCTACGCCCGCGCCCCTTATCCCTATTTTAGATAACGCACCTCTACCTGCCCCTGCCAATCCTGCTGCACCACCTACTCCGCCTACTCCGCCTGCCGCTCCTCCTATACCAGCCATCCCCCCACCCATAGGCCTACCATAAGCATCATATATTGTCGGCTTCTGCATCATCCGATTAACTTTATCTAATTCCTTGAAATAATTTCCCTTGATCATATCATCGTATTGTTTAGGGAAATCTAATCCAGATTTAAGAGGCTTTTTGAACTTTCTTGAAAATTGTTCATAAGCCCGTTCGGCTTGCTTAGTATCAGCTGTGATCTTTATTTCATGACTATGTAGCACTACTATCTCCCTCTTTTAGTAACCCATTCATTTCATCAGCTGTTATATAATCATCACCCATTTCATCTTTCAGCCAGTCTTCATCACTCTCTTCTGTGTTTTCTATATATTCTTCTACTCTTGCCCTCTCTTTTTCTTTATCGTCTACAAAATATAAAACCTCAAAATACTCTAACAATAATTCTTCAAAAGTATACTCCAACAAAAGAGGGTCTTTATATGGCCTATTATATTTGAAACACCACCATCTTTTTAAATAATTTAACAAAGATTGTTCATCTTTAGGTGTTGCATCAACATTATCTAAAGCCATCTTTCGTATATCATTGATATAATTACTTTTCTGTTGTTTCTGTTTTTTTGTCATCTTGTTTTTCTTTTTTCACTTCTTCAGCAATATCGTTAAAAAACTTAGTTTCAAAATCCATAACATTATTATAAACTTCTACCACCACATTCAAATCATATAAATCTAACCCAAAATCACTTCCTTCCCACCACTTAGGGAAAGCTGAAATAGTGAACCTTAACTGAGATATCATATTATGAATAAATCCGGTTTCTTTTTCTATGTTAGATAATCCCCCATCTAATCTTGCCTTAAATTTAGAAATTTCCGAAATTGTCCTTAAATTAGGCCGATTATAAGTGAATTCTCCACTAAATTTTTCTTTAGTTTGATCTCCAACTACATCAATATAAAATGTATGCTGAAAATTAGGTAAATTCTTGTGCATAATTATTCTCCTTTTATTTATATTGTTCTTTAAATTGTTTTTAGAAAAGAAATGTATTTTAGGAAAGATTTTAATATTTTTAATTTATTTTAAAAAATAGGGAAGGAAAGGGAAACTATTTTACCTTTTACTTTTCAGGAGGGAGCATGAAAAAACTACCCCTTCCTTCCCATCAATTATATTATATTCTGTACACCAGCTTCATCATAAGCCAACAACCCTACAAAATCAAGTGTTTCACTAGCGATATCTCTTGCCGCTACTGAACCAGACCTTGTAGTCATTTTTACTTCTTCTAATACCATAATATCTTGCTTTGTTGATTTATCATACAACCGAGCGGATATTGTTCCTTGTGTTAGCATATTCTGTAATTTTGATTGCCACCCTAAAGATACTGGCGAACCTGTGCCTGGTTTAGATTGATTCTTAGGAACTCTAAACCTAGTCACACTAAAAGTTACTGTATAATCTGTTTCAGCATATTCTACTGGAGCTAATCTATCTATTGTATGAATAGGAACTAGCCCATGATTTATTGTGTAATTTATTGCTGAGGCATATGCTACAGGGCTATTCCCTAAATAAAAAGTAACTTTTGCACCAGTTAACACAGAAGTAGGGTTAACACCTTCATCTACTCTATTTCCAGACATATTAATCCTCCTTTAAAATTTATTTACGAAGCAGTATCGTTAATCGCTGCTAATGTTACATTATTGAGAATAAAATCTACTCC